TATGTATATTTATACTTTAGGCGTTATAATCACAGTTGCTACAGGCCATAGCACACATATTTAAATTCCCACAATCGCTGTATTCTTTATTAAAAGTGCGAAGAAAGTCATTTTCCGTAGTGTGGGGAATCCAAGTATTTGCTATAGTATCAAAAAAACCTGTTTTAAATACTCCTTCTATACCGCCATATTTTAAGGCGTTATTAACGTCATTCTTGTAGCCAAATTCTTTTAACAAGGCTTGAATATCGTAAGTATATGCATTAGCAATTCTAGTATGATTGTGTCCCATCATACAACAAGGATAAACAAATCCGTCTGCTGTGATGAATACTTTAGATTCTCGTATGGCCAAACAATCTATCTTTCTATTATTCTTTTTTTCGTTTGAAATTCCACGAAGGATTTTGTTAATATCTATATCTTTGTAATTACTAATATTAGCAACATTCGCAAGGCTATCACGGGCCCAATCAAATTTTTCTACTTCTTCTTCCCACGATCTATCTTGATTGATATATTTTTCGTGTGTTATGTTTAAAAAGTTCGTATAATTTTTAATATCAATCTGATCAATTGTTATATCCGGATCTTGCAAATTATTTTTAATATTTTCTGTTTCAGCAGTGAGGAAATTATTATACTCGCTAGTTGTTGCGCCACGCAGTTGCCCTCTGTATTCTCCCTTGCTGTTGTATACTGGAGTATTGTCTGCTCTATCTGTATTAATAATTTCTAGTTCTGTAAATTTATAATCTTTTACTAATTTTTCAACGTCTTTCAATTGATGTTGATTGTGCTCAAACAGTATAAACTGTAGCACCGCATTACCGCCTGCATCTATATATGCTTTGGCGTTTTCTAATACTTTGCTTAGATTTGTGTTTTGTCTATAATACGAATGTACTTCCTGCGTTGTACCATCTACGGCAAACCATATCTTAAGATTTTTGTACTTTGCAAAGTTGGCCCAATAATCAGTACTACGCATACCTCCGTTTGTATTAATATTCATATGAACGCTATTGTTACTAGAATACAAATACTCTACCATCGCAGGCAAATTAGGATTTGTTTGTGCGTCTCCAACATTACCACAAAAAACTACCATATCTAAATTACTAACCATATGCTCTGGCAATAAGACTTTGAACTCATCTAGCGACATATGTTTTTGATAAATTCCTGCTAGTTCACCGTAACCATAATGTGTTCTACTGCACGAAGGACAAGCCGCGTTACATTTTTCAGTTATTTCAATTTGTATAGCAGTAATATCTTTATAATCATACATTGTAGTTATAAATTATAGTATTGTTCTACTCTTTTATTCCAATGATTGGCCGCTTCTTCGAATTCTTCACCTTCGATGACAAATTCTTGGTATCCCAAGTCTCGAGAACACATTAACACAACACCTGTTTTAATATCTGTGTCGAACATTTCATTGTGCGCCATAGCATATGCGGCCAACTGACAAAAGTAATTGCTAATCCACTCTTTCTTCTTAGGTTTGTTAGTTTGCTTAAAGTCAAGTATTGCTAAGTTACCTTTCCACAGTCCTACACAATCCGTAGTGCCTGCGTATAAGCCTTCATAATAAAGAGAGACTTCTGTTCCGTATATTTCACTAACGTTTCTAAGTCCTTCAGCAATAATAACATTTGACATGTTATATGCTTTTTGGTGTATTACATTACTGCCAACTTTGCGTTCATGGCTTTCAATATACAGTTCTAAATTTTTGTGCATTAGGGTGCCAACGTTTGCGGCTTCTGTACTAATTTGCTGTGCTTGTGTTTCACCAACACGCTTTTTCCAGTTTGCTAATGCTTCTCTTTCTTCCCTAGGCTTTGTTGCGTCTAATATAGTTGTAACGCTAGGAACTGCTGACCCGTTAGGTAGTTCGTACTTGCGTTTTCTGTCTATAGTTGTAACACGTTTTAACTCGTGGTAGTCATATTTTTCTAATAATATCATTTATATATTATAACAGATTTTTATATAAGTGTCAAAGTTTTTGCTATGTGCCGCCGCCTTCACCACCTTCACCACCTTCACTACCACCACCATAGTCAGGCGGAGTTTCTTGGCTAGGTGGCGAGTATCCACTAGCATATGGTGCACCATTTGCTTCAAAAATATCAATGTTTGCTAATTCTGGTGTAACACCATTTCCAAATGTGTTTCTAATTCCTGAATGTAAATCGTAATCTGATCCACCTAATAGGCCTACCTCAGATGTAAATAGTCCAGTTTGAGTTAACTCTCCTATAACAACACCTAAGTTTGCCGCCAGTGATCCTATTAAAGCAGTTTGACTGCTGATTCCAGCGGCCGAGCTGCCTCCTGAACTTGAGTCAAAGTCGCCAGCGGCTTCGGCCTGGTTGTGTAAATTCCATCCAACATTGTTCGTGCCGCCCAATTTTCCGTCAGCAGGAGTAACTTTAATTTTACCAAATCCTTTATTTCCTAATCCAAGAAACTCTAGACTTGTTTGTGGTAAAGTAGGCTGGACATAGTTTGATACTGGGTTAGGGGTTCCTGCCGCATCTAATGTTCCGTCTCGTTCTGCAGAGCCTAAAGGAACAAAGTTAGTTGGTTTTCCAATAACAAGTGTATTATCAATCATCATAATATGATCCATAATAGTATTATTCCAATTAATTACCCATTTAATAGGTTGAGTAACTGTGGCGTCAAACCAGTTACCAGGATGTATTTGATATCCTAATTTTCTGTAATGTGCCAGTACTGCGTTAATTTGGGAGTGGTGTTTGAGCGCATTTGGCCCTAAAACATTTTTAATAAGTTTTAGTAAATCAGGCATGATGATGCCTTCTAATGCGGCCGCGCCGCCCAGTCGAGTAACTGATGTAAAACCGTTAAAGTGTTTTTTCCCTTCATCGTTTCGGACTCCGCTACCTTTATTATCGCCTTCAACTTTTCTACCAATAGCACCTTGTTGGAATATTTCCTCTATACACCACCAGGAACCATATTCATATACACCAGCCATAGTTGTGCCACTGGACACTACAATACGTGTTTGGCCGGTATCACCTGCTTTTCTAATAATACTATTAAGCGCATTTACTTCGTTTTTTACATCGTTGTCACCAAGAATAACCTTAGCCCGCAATTCACTAGCGGTAGGCGTGCCTTGGTTGGCTTGATTAACTACTTGTGGTGATTCTTCTTCTGACATAGTATTATTTATACTAGTATATTATACTGATCTAAGATGAAGACTTTTGTTTTTTCTCTTTATTATCAACTTCTACAGCGTCATTGGCTGTAAGTGGAATAGGTTTAACATTAGCAGTTCCTAAAGTACTAAAACTGCCGTCTGGCTTTGTGCTTTTTTCCTTATCCTTAATACCTACTTTAGTAAGAACTGAGTCTTCAGAAGGAGATTTAGTAGCCTTGCGTACCGCAAACTCGTATAGTCTCATTACCAAGAAATGTCCCAATAAAACGTGTCATTGGTTGTGGTATTTTTCTTTCTAACAATAGTATATTTTTTTGAACTAAAATGTGTCATTACTTCTCGCATCTGTTCACTTTTTAGTGTGCTTTCTACATTGCCTTTCCACACGCTGTAAAATGCTTCGCCTGTTGCGTCATCGTTTGTCATAGGACTACCAGTAATTACAGTACCATTAATAGTAACCGTTGTTGTGTCACTTGACGTTGTTGATAAAGCGTTACTAGCAATGGCGGCTAATACACGCAATTCTAGTATTGTTATTTCTTGAGCAATTAACTGATTGTCTTGTCCACGATCTCTTGCGTAAGATGCTGTTGGGAAATATGCCATAGTTTATGTTCTCTTTTTTAATGCTCGTTTAGCCATTGTGTCAACTGTGTTTTGACTTGGCTCATCAATATTTGCCTCATCTGAGACATCTATATCTATTTCTTCTTCTGTGTTTAGTGTGATAAAGTCTTTGTCAAAGTTCTTTATTAAATTTTGGATGCTTGGAGTCATGTCATAAATTTGTTTGAAACTACCAAAGTCAATAACATGCCCCAAGTTTCTCATAGTATGAACTAGTTCTACAAAACTTATTTTGTTGTCGCCCATCTCAGCTGAATTATCTGCACTTTTAAGTTCATGATTCAATATAGTAGTTAAGGCTTCGACCATATCGTCGTCCGATGGACCTTCTATAATATTGCTCTCAGCAATGCTAGTTATTTCAGCAAAACGCATCTTATTCGCGCTCTTCTCTACCTTCTGGTGCATCTTCGCCGGCAGCTACATCAGCAGTTGCAAACTCTTCTTCAGCAGGTAGTTCTTCAACAGGTGCTTCTACAGGAACTTCTTCAGCACCCATTTGTTCTGCTGGTGCTTCTTCGCCTGTAATAACTCTGCTTGCTTGTGCAAGTGTTTCACGACCATCGCCTAAAGATTGCACTAATCCATCTAATGTCGGAATCGCAATTGCGGAGTATGCTTCGCTCATTTCAGAGCCAAGTTCATTACGCATTGCGTCTAATAGTGGTGGTAAATCTTCGTTGCGTAGTTTGCTTAAATCATCAACTGCCTTTTGCACTCTGTCAACAATATCTTTTGATGCTAGTAGCAATTCTGCTTGGTCTTCTTGACTTTCATATAACTTACGTAGTTTATCTGAGATTTCAACTTCTGTTGATTCTAAGCCAAGTGACTTCTTTGCTCTCTTATCAATATTTTTTAGCAGTTGTACATTTGCCATGCCGGAACGCATAATATCGTCTAGCATGTTAAGAAGAGGAAGGAATGTTTTAACATACATAGCAGGAACAGATTTACCATTCATTGCCATTTCAATTGCGGTCTTTGCTCTTTGCATATTTTGCCCGCCAACTAAAATACGAAGTGCTTGCAAACCTTTGGAATCAAATTCGTATTTTTCCTCTTTATCTTTCTTCTCATGCTCATCAAGTTCAACTGACTCGTTTTTTTGCTTTTTAGCAATTGCTTTTTGTAAACCAGCAGGAAGTTTTTTCTGCTTTGCAGATAATCCTTTTGGTGCTTCGTCGTCCTTCTCAGCGTCTTTTGCGGCATCTTTCATTGGTTCTTTAGTGTCGCCATCTTTATCCAAATCTAAAAAGTCTGGTTTTGCTTCTTGAAGTTCTTCAATGTGCTTTTGTAAGTTTTCTCTAATGAAAACTTTTGCTAGGTATGATTTTGATTTGTGCAAACTGTGTCTATCTTCTGATAGTCGTTGCTTTTTAATCTCTTCATTAACAGTTAGTAGTAGTTTTTGCGTATGATCTAAATCTAATTTAGAAATATCCACTTTTACGCCAAATGCGTTCTGAATATTGTTGCTAAACTCTCCTGCTGTAACAGGTTTATTCATTTCTTTTAAGTTCATAATATGTTTCCAAATTTGTAAAATAAGTTAGTTGTATTTATTAGAAAACGCAATTATAATATAGTTGTGTTAAGCTGTCTTTTGCTTCCTGAGCATTTGATATATAGGTTGCTAGTCTAGCTTCTATTAATTCTACTTTAAACCAGTCGCTTTCGTCAGCATAGTGCTTCATTCTTTCTTTTGATATCAGTAATTTTTCTAAAGCACAACCATATTTCGTGTCTTGGATGCTCGCTTCTTTAAAATTAACGTCGTCACCGTTAGTATAGAATATAGCCATCATAATAGCAGCCTTCTTTGTGTATATATTCTTCTCAATAACAGAATAACCCCTATTATACCCCTTCTTTAGCACATAACCATGGTTATTAAGTGTTACCTGAATATCTCCTATCTTAATACCCTTATTGAGTTTCTTAACATTCAAATAGTGCAATCTTCCAGTTTTTTCAAGACGACTATTCAACGATGTATACATATCTGTAAAGACTGAATCGATTCGTTTGTCGTTCTTGTTTTTATTTTTCTTCATAACAGTATTTAACTGTTTTGTTGTGGTTGGTAAAGGTTACTGGCCCGCAATCATATTGACAATTGTATTACCGCGATTGCCAACTTGCTTATACCATTTACTATTTTGTAGTTCTTTTGCGGCTGTTTTCCAATCGCCGGCTGACGCCGCGGCGGAAAACTTTGGCCAACTCTTATGCCAATTTGGGCCCATATTATATGCTAAATCAACCATCGCTTGCTTACGCTTTTGGTCTGCCAAGTTATAGCCAGGAGTTGTTCTTGCACCTTGTACGTGATGATCAAAGTCCTTATTAAACATTTCATCTGCTTGTTTGTCTGTAATACCTTTGGAAAAGTCTTCGCCGGGTTTAACCAAATGTCCGTATCCAATTGTGTTCTTGCCGACCGTGTCTTTATAAACTTCTAAGCGTTTGCCTTCATGTTGCTTAATCATATTCTTAAGAGCATTTACATCACCAAATTCTTTATCGTATGGATCTTGTTCAATTGTTTGTGCTACTTGTGTTTTTGTTTGTAGATCAGGCTGTGGTGTGTTTTGTTTTACTGCTGTTGCGCCGCCGGCTGCTAAGGCCGCGCCTGCTACTGCGCCAGTTGCTTTCTTTTTCCAATCTTCGTTTAATATATCTTTATATAGTGACACTTGTATTTGAGACTCGTCTAGTTTAAAGTTACGTGTATACGCTATCTTGCCTTCAACTTTTATACGTTTGAGAATATCCTTCTTAACTAAGCCATTAGCAATCCATTGCTCATGCTCGTTTAAATCTCTTTTAAATACTCTCTTATCAGTATATTTTAACAGATAATCACTCTCTTGTAAATTAACATAAACAAAATTTACATTAGGGTGTTGTATTTGTGCAAATCTCATTTCTTTTTCCTATAGGGTTCCAGTAAATTTCGTATTTGTTTTGCGATCCTTCCACTCTGTTCCTTTTGGCTTTTCAACAGTTCTAGTTATTTTAGCACTAATGCCCGGAACTTTTGTTTTAGTTGTTTTTTTACTAACAGGATCTCTTTTATATTCTGTATAACCACCGCCATCAAACTTTGTTTTAGTTTGTGCTTTATAATTACTTGACGTTTTTTTGACTGTTGGATCAACTTTATTTGGTCCGTCCCCGTATATGTCATAAAATGGCGAGTGCCCTGCACTAGCATCAGCAGTCCAACCTTTATGTGCTGGACGTGGTGATCGTTCTATTAGTATTTCACAAATCTTCATTTCTTTTTCCTAAGTTTTGGCGCGCCGGATAAAAACGGTCTTGTAAACCATAGTTTAAACCAGTCTTCATCTCCGGGTTCCAAGCCTAACTCATGCTCTTTGCGCCTAATAGCAGTAGCAGTTTTGCTCATATTTTCTTTAACTTCTTTATTTAGTTTGGTTAACTCATACTGTACCATGTCGCCTTGGTCTTCAATGTATGTGTTATAGCCTAACTGTCTAGCAAACTTTTGTACCATTCTAGTATAAAGTTTTGTTCTGCTTGGATTTGTGCCAGTGTTTCCTTTCTCGCCAGAGAAAAATATCATTTCGGGACTGCGTTCTTTAATAAACTTTTGTATAGCATGTAAAACTGTAGCAAATATTTTATAAGCATCGCCTTCACCAGTTACATCTAGACTATTACCTCTGTGAAACTCTACTTGATATTCCTCGTTGCCTTCGTGATTAAACATAATAAGCAGTGTTGTGCCATCGGGTAGTTTAGCAAATGCTCTCGCATCGCCGTCCGTGCCTTCTTCCCAGCTTAACGGATATGGTTTATCAAATGTTTCAAGCAGTTCTTCTATTTTCATTATTTTCTACCTTTTATATTATTTACTGTAAAGATCCATAATTACAATTTACCCAATCATTCCCTCGGTTACTCCTTGTTCATATGATAGATCCGGATTGCCTGCCCATCTATTCATCCAACGACCCCATTCATCATAAAAGTGACGCATACCTTCCTCATCGTGAATTGTTGGATCACCATCAGCATCAACCTCATGTCGGCCGTGTAGAATTCTGCGAGCATCCGCATACTCATTCATTGTAGCCTGTTGTGTGCTTACTGCGAGTAAGTCCTCATGTAGGTTACGACCAAACGGTCCCCAAATACTATTGTGATGCCGTTGTCTAATCAAACGCTCTTTCGGCGTGTCACTCTTGAGTCCAAGACCACGAAACTCAATCATCACCTTGTCTGGTGCAATTGGTGTCATAATGTCACATCGTAGTGCTGACCCTCTTAGGTTGAAGTTGACCCCTGGGAAGAAGTCTATCATCTCCCAGTGATTAGCGGGTAAATGTGGAAACGATAACTCATCCCTAGACTCAGAACCTTCATACTGGTCATACTGCACCTCAAACGAGCCTACGTTTATGTGTCCGTTATCAAATCCAATATTCTTACGAGCAAAGTAGGAGTCATTGAACCCTGTTACACGATTGTGGTAGTGTAGATAGTCATGGTAAAACTCCGAGTTAGTGTCATGCCATAACTTATAGTTGCAAGGTATGATGGCCTTGTGATAGTGAAAGACCTCCAACGGCTCTGCGTCTAGGGACTTTTGCATACAATCAAATGATCCTGATGCCCACTCCTCGACTGTCTTGTCCATCTCCTCGTTTAGTGTGACCCATATGAATCCACCATACTTGACCTCGGTTCTTATTGGAGAAGCATCGTAAATATCTAATGCTAATGTGCCAGCAGGTTGACTGATACTCTGGTTATGATATGCCTTTATCTCTTTATCTGATATACGAACTACAATGATTGGCTGCATCGCAACAGTCATTGTACGAAAAGAATTTGTTTTAGGTAGTTCAGATTCGTGACATACTGGAACCCACACCTTTGAAAATATCTTTTCAATTTCTTCTTCAAATATCTTTTTGTCGGAATATATTCGACTATCAACATACTCACCACTGTTGATCTTACCTGGAATCCTGTTCCACTGTTTATAGTTTCTTGCTGGCATAATTATTTTTTACCTGATTTCATGTTAGCACACCAGTGATACATTTTGCCTTTCTCACCGCTATACTTTTTTGCTTTTGCCCTAAGGCTGCTTATAGAACCTTTACAACTTGCGCCTGCACGTTTTACTCTGCCCGGCCGGCTTTTACCTTTTACTTTACCATCTTTAAAGTTTTCGTTTGTAAGTAGTTTTGGCTTTCCGCTACCAAGTCCTAACTTTTTAACATTAGCAAACTCGCTTCCAATTGGAGCGTCTTTTGTAGCGTTTTGTTTTGTAATAATGCCTACTGCTTCGTTTATAAATTCTGTTGCTCTCATAGTTATTTTGTAGCAACGTTTTTTGCTTTACCCTTTCTGTTTTTGTTTGGGTCTTTCCTACGCTTACGGTTGGCAGCTGTCTTACGACCCTTCTTGCCTAATGCGTGTGCTTTCTTTTGTGGTAAGCATTTTGGCTTGCCCTCGCCTTTACTTCCCCTAGCGCAGTCACCACGGATTTTTCCGTCAGGGCCAAAGCGTACCCACTTCTCATCAAACCATTTCTTTAAGTCTTCATTAACACTTTCTGCGTAATATGGATTCTCTGGATCTGCATCGTCGGACTCATCAGGCCACCAGTCTAAATTACTATAGTTTTCTGTAATAATTTCACTAATTTTCATTTTATAAATGCACCTACGCGCCCATTAAATTCTGGACATTTTATATATTTATATCCTTGTGGTGGTATCGTACTTTGGTTAGGCCACACTGGAATAAACTCTGAATTATTGTATGTAAAATCTGGATTAGATCTAAAGTGTGCTTCAATCAGTTTTCCACCTATAAATTCACAGTTTATTTTGGGTTTATTGGCAAATTGTTTCAATACACCAGGAAACGGAATTTTATCAGGCGTTATTACCCATTTATCCCACTGTATAAGTGTAGTTTCTTTCTTAAACCCTTCTACACAAAGAACTTGTTTTCCATACGCATAATCTACTGATAAATGTCTACCTTCAAACCATTCACAATAAAAATCACCAGGGTTGAGATCCGTTGTATATTTAACAAGGTGTACTTTTTTAGCATTTAATCCTAGCCCTACAATATTCATTATGGGACGAACAATGTACCATCCTGCATCAGGAACGTCTATTCCCGCAGGACCACATTTATACCCAAGTTTGCGTGATAAAATTAGTTTGTCGTATACCCAAAGTTCTTCTGGATCTGCGTTTTTCCAATATACATCTTCTTCTGTATCATCGTACAATTCACGCATTAGAGTTTGGTCTTATTTTTTCTTACTCTTGTTGCCCCAGTTCTTTGCGCCAACTTTGCGACATTTTACTAGTGCGCCACTTGCGTAAGCACTTGGCCAAATTTTGTAACGCGACTTTACTTTACGGTAGCAAGCGTCTTTCTCGCCTTCTTCTAGTTCATAACTTTCTACGGTTACTGTTGCTTTCTTTCGTGCAAGTTCACCAATAACTCTATACTTTTCTGCTCGTGATCTCTCATCTTCAAAGTGTATCATACCAGATGAATTATCAACATCAATGTAATAGTTCATTCCTTGTATTCTTACTTCCGCACCATCTGGACTATTAGGATCTGTCGCAATGATCATATTGCCCTGTGTACGCACAACCTGATATTGTGCCTTCCCACCACCTGGTTGGGCAACCATAAATGGAGTGCCAGGCGGCATTTGTTTTTGTATAAATCTTGTTTGCTCTGCTTCTGTGTATTTAGGTTTAATAACAATGCCTCTAGCGTTGTCCATGTCAATGCGCTTGTCTCGTAAATCCACTACGATTTCAGTTTGGTCACCTTGAGAACCTAATAGTGGTAACTCGTCTCCGCTAACCGGACCTGCGACTTGGTACATGGCTTCAGTAAATAGTTCTGCTAGTTTCATTTGTTTAACCTTTGCTTCATAATACTTGCTGGGTTAGTTCTCTTTGTTCTTGCGGCCTTTCTTGCTATTCTTGCTCCTAATTTTGCTTTAGTCATTTTTAATCTAAAACGCTTTTTAATATCTGGAGCGGCAAAACACTGGGCAGGCTTACCCACAATACGGCCCTTGCGTCTACCAGCCGTACAGCGATATTTACGAACAAGTTTATTACCTTGTCGTTGCCACGCCATTTTTGTTTCTGCTATATTATAAAGTTCTTCTAAATACATTGTTATGTATTTAGTAGTTTAGTGATGTCTTCTTTAACTATATCGTACGACATTTTGGCTAGAGATGTATTAAAAAAGTGCCCATTGTGTGCATTATCTCTGGCTAATAGTTTTGGATGCATTGAATCATTTCCAATTCCGTCAAGGTATTCATTGTAAACTCCTTTATTAACATCTTTATAAAAACAAACCATAAATTGTTTAAGATATAACGATTTATAGGCTATAATATTCTTTTGGGAATTTATTAAGTAATAGTCTAATAGAGCCTCTTCTTGGGATAGATTATCATAAAAATGGGAAGCAGTATTTGCATAGGTGTATGAACTACAATAATCTAAATACTGAATAATATCAGCCAAATCATCTGTACGCATTTTAATTATTTGCTCAAATAAATTTCTAAATTGATGAAAGTTAGTAAAAGAAAATAGTTTTATATTATTGTACTCGCACAAATCTCGCACAATAGAAAAGTTTCTAGAAAAATTTTGATACCTAGTTTGAGCGTCCAAAGATCCATATAAAGAATAATTAAGTATATTTTTATCTTTGCTCATCGCGACTGAGTCTAAGATAGAAGGAAATACAGTTAGTGTTTCGTGTTCAAATTGATCTTGCGGCACTTCAAAAACATCGCCAGAGTCTAACAATGTATGAGAATTTTTTCCAATATCATATCTTCTCCAATTTGGAGGCATCCAAAATACAATATTTGGTTTAATAACGTTTATTAATTGGTATAATTGTGCTGTATTTAAATCAGAACTCGCACCCGGTGTGCCTAGATTAAACACTTCTACGTCATCAGTGTCGTATTGCATAATTAATTGTTTAAGTTGCTCTGCCCAAGTACTACTGTCATCTATGCCTGTTCCAAACACATGACTGCATCCAATAGTAATTATTTTTATTTTTTTATTAGAATTAAAAGACGGTCCGCGATAACCGTGTGCATTAAAGGTATAATTAATTGTTTTATCCTGCCACAGCGAATTGGCTACAAAGCTGTCTGTATCAAAAAAGTCAAAACTATATGTGCGATCGGAATCTTGTAAATAATTTTCGTATATATCACACTGTGAAATTGATGAAGAGAGGGGTGCCAAACTAGGATCCCAAAATCCTTTTGTCCACTTCGAAGTGGTTCGATATTTCTTATATTCCATGTAGATAATTTATAATGTAGCTTGTGTTAATAGATAGATTACTGCTGAAAATAGTGCGGCAATAACTGAGCCACTTAAAACCCACATTGATTTATATTTATTTTTCTCGCTAATAAGTAAATTATGCCTGATTTCATCGAGTTGTTGTTCAATAATAGTTAAACGACTTTCGATTCGTTCCATGTTCTCCTCCAGATACCCGTATCGTTCTGAGCAAATTTCTACGTGTGCCTCAAGGCTCTGCTTTTCAATTTCTGATGGCATAAATCCTTCCTAAATGTATAATACAACAAATGCCTACCGCCCGCCCTATATTTATGTGCCTTTTAATATGCCTTTTCATTTCGCCTAAAATGAGCCTAAGTCTTTGCCTAGTACTGTATTTAAGCAAACAGGTATTAAAAATTAACTGATAGTTTAT